TTGGCGTTCTCAATCACTGAGGAAGCTGAAGAAGATGGTCAGTATGGTTCGCTTGCTTCGCGCTACACAAAGGCGCTGGCACGTTCAATGGCATCGACCAAAGAGATCAAGGCCGCTAACGTCTTGAATAACGCTCAAGCCGCTGGATTTACTGGTGGTGACGGTCAAACTTTGTTGAGTGCATCGCACCCAACACAGAACGGCAACCAGTCTAACGTGCTTGCCACGGCGGCTGATCTGTCCGAAACATCTCTTGAGTCGATCTTGATTAACATCAGCGACATGAAAGATGATCGTGGCCTTCGCATTGCGGCACAGGGTATGCAATTGGTTATTCCAACTGCTTATCAATTTACCGCAGAGCGCCTGTTGGAATCAGCATTGCGGCCAAGCACTGCCGATAACGACATCAACGCCATTAAGGCTGGTGGTTATCTGCCACAGGGCTATCACATCATGCGCCGTCTGACTGATGCTGATGCGTTCTTTATTAAAACTGACGTTCCAGATGGTCTGAAGCACTTCACCCGTTCAGCAATGAAAAAGGGTATGGAAGGCGACTTTGAGACTGGCAACGTCCGTTACAAGGTACGCGAAAGATATAGCTTTGGCTTCACCGATTGGCGCGCCTTATTTGGAACCGAAGGCGCAGCATAAACAACCCACTCTCCTCTTCCTTGTTGGGTAAACTGGGGCGGTCTTCGGATCGCCCTTTCTTTTTGTTCAGACCTGTTGTATTGTGCCGACATCCCTGACAGGTGCGCTCTGCGCCTGACTTAACCCACGACAGGAGATCGACATGGGTACTACAACTTTCTCAGGCCCGATTAAATCAGGCACGATTAAAGAAACCAGCGGAACAACTGTTGGTTCTAACATGAAAAACACAGGTTTTGTTGTCCTTTCGCAAACCGCTGCGATTGATCAAACAGCAACAACAACCACCACAGATATTATTATCCCCCCAAACAGTCAGCTTATCTCAATTGATGTGACTGTAACCACAGCGTGGAGCGGTGGAGCCACAACTCTTGGCCTTGGCGGCGTTGGTGCGGCAACCTCTCTAACTGCTGCTGGAGCCATCCAAGGCAACGCAGTGGGCATCGTGGCAGCAAGTCCCGGTACTGACGCAACGCGCACGTCAAAGTGGCTGAACACAGGCACAGGCGATCACAGGCTGATCGTTACCACAGCAAACACTGGAAATGGTGTTGGCGCAGTCACCGTTGTCTATGCACAAAGCAACAACGTAACATAATTTATTGGTGGGGTTTCGGCCCCACCAGCAATTTATAGGAGGGTCAAAGTGGCTAATATTACAAGCATAAAAACGCTTTCTGAAAATACCAGCGAAGTAGTCATGGCATTCCAATTGCAATATGTTGATACTGGCGATGAAGATGCCGTGAAAAAAGTTGATGTCTCAACTCTGGCAAAAAACGCAAACGGTGCGTCCTGCAATTCGGTAAGTCTTCTGGAGTGCTGGTGGATAATCCAAGGCATGACAGTCATGGTGGAAGCAGACGCAGGCACAGATGTCATTATGATGCATATGGCTGCTGATGATATTGGATATCAAGACTTCAGCAAGTTTGGTGGATTGCCATCGACGGTAGAATATGGAAGCACAACTGGTGATGTCCTGTTCACAACAACTGGCCTTGGGGCCGCTGGCGATACATATAATATCGTCATGCGGATGAAAAAACATTACGCATAGGATTGCTTCATGGCGACTTCAGATACAGTAGCGTTTCGCCCAGATGTTGAAGAAATCATCGCAGAGGCATTTGAGCGGTGTGGGATCGATCCGCAAACCCAAACAGGTTATAAGGCTGTGTCTGCACGGCGCAGCCTAAACCTGTTGTTTAGTGAGTGGGCCAACAGAGGCATCAATTACTGGGCAGTGGAGCAAAGAACCCTGACGTTGGTAAAAGACCAGACAACGCCGTACACGCTTCCTGCTGGCACCATCGACATTATGGACGCCGTCATTAGAGATAGCGCAGGCACGGACACGTCTGACCAAATTATCAATCGTGTGTCCATTGCGGATTATAACCAACTGCCAAACAAAACATCTTCGGGAAAGCCATCACAGTATATGCTGGATAAGCAATATACGCCTCTGATTTACATCTGGCAAATACCAGACGTGACCACATACAGCTTGAATTATTGGTCAGTAAACCAGCTAGATGACATCACGGCCAGCAATCAAGATGCTGACGTGCCATATCGCTGGAGCGACTGCATATGCGCGGGGCTGGCAAGCAAGCTGGCGCTGAAAAATGCTCCAGACAGGTTTCAAGTGTTAAACGAAATCTACGAAAGGGCATTCACGTTTGCGGCAGCGTCAGATAATGATGGCGTAAGTTTGAGGGTTCAGCCAACTGCGCTGAATTTATATTAATGGCAAAATACGCACGGGGCAAAAAATCTCAAGCAATTAGCGATAGAAGTGGCCTCCGGGTTCCCTATACGCAATTAAAAACGACTTGGGACGGCCTGCGCGTATCGCCAGAAGATTGGGAACCCAAAAACCCACAGCTAACGCCTGCAAAAAATGTCGTTGACGCTACCGCCCTGTTTAATCCACGGCCCGATAACGATCCCGAAAATGTCGAGGTATTTATTGGTTTTAATTTCGACATATTTGCTGATCGCAGATTAACAACTAATGTTGGGATTGCTGGCACTGCTTTTTCTGGTTTTTCAACTTTAATTATTAATACAGATTTAGATGTAAATGGCGTTGGTGGTTCAGGAGGAATTGGGGATGAAATTGTTCAGCTTGAAATAATAGAAGCTGGTGTTGCTGGAACAGGTGCAATTGGAACGTCTATCTTTGAATTAACCAAGCCTCAATCTGGAGTGGCTGGTGTTGGCGGTGTTGGGGATGAGATTGTTCAATCTATTGTCGCACCTAATGGAGTGTCTGGTGATGGTGATGTTGGTGACGAAATTCCTGTCGCGCACCCATCTGGCGTTGCTGGCGGCGGCGGGGCTGGCGCGGTTGGCGTTGAGGCTCTTGAAATATCAATTGATGAAGATGGTGTTGGCGGCACAGGTGCAATCGGCAATCCAACATACGTTGCTGACTTGCAAGCTGAAGTTGCTGGAGTTGCTGGTGATGGTGAAGTTGGTGACGAAACGCCAGAAACAAATAAAATTGCCACAGGTCTTGGCGGCACAGGCGGTGTTGGCACAATAACTGAAGAAGTCACCAAAATTGCTACTGGCGTGGCTGGAGACGGCGATGTTGGTGCAGAAACAGTGCAGCTTGAAAAAGTAGAGACTGGCGTTGGTGGCACGGGTGGTGTTGGAAATGAAAGCATAGATATACTTGGCTGGGGTAATGCTGGCTGGGGAGAAGATGGATGGGGCGAATAATATGAGCTACACAACACTAAAAGCCAATATCCAAGAATTTTTGGAAGATGACTCGACAGAGTTTGTTGCGTCTATTGACACGATCATAGCGCAGGCTGAAGAAATGGTTTTTCAGCGCCTACCAAATATGCCGTGCTTCCGCTCGACATCTGCTGCGGCTAATCTTGTGCAAGGCACAGCGTCATACACAATTCCCACGGCGAGAATGATCCGACAGGTATCAATTACCGACACAAATGTTGTGACGTATCTCGACCACAGGGTGGATTCTTACATCCGCGACTATTGGCCCAATGCGGCGACACAAGGCACCCCACGCATGTACAGCACAGATAGCGCAGGAACGGCTGGAACGGTCATTACACTGGCTCCCACGCCCTCTGCGGCCTTGGCCTACAGCGTGGACTTTATCGCGCCTGAGACGGGCCTGAGCAACGGTAATCCCAACACTTGGATCGACACTAACGCTTCGACAGTTTTATTGGCTGCGGCTCTGTACGAGGCTTCTGCGTTCTTAAAAGCGCCAGAAACTTTATCTCTATATAAAACCCAGTTTGACGAAGCAGTTCAACTTACTGTACAAGAGATGCAACGAGATTACGCAGCAGAATACAATGGAGGCATATAATGTCAATTTCACAAGCAATGAGTACGTTATTTAAAAAAGACGTATTGTTGGGCGACCATCATCTCGACAGTGACAATATTTATATTGCGCTGTATACTAGCAGCGCAAGTCTAGGTGCGGCAACGGATGGTTACATAACCAGCAATGAAGTTGCCAACGGCAATGGCTACACCACTGGCGGTGTTGCTTTGGCAAGTAAGGCAGTAACAGAAAACAGCACTAGTGGTATTTTTGATGCGGCTGATCCAGAGTGGACAAGCGCAACATTTACTGCCGCTGGCGCATTGATCTACAATAAGACACTGGGCGATGCATCTAGCAACGCAAGAGGTGCAATCGCCATTCTTAATTTTGGCGGTGACTTCTCTGTTGCTGGCGGTACTTTTAAAATCGTATTCCCAGCAGCAACTGCAAACAATGCAATTGTAAGGATCGACTAAAATGACTTCATCCTATGACAACGACTTACGCCTTAATGAAATGGCGACTGGCGATCAGTCGGGCGCATGGGGTACGGTTACAAATCTGAACTTAGAAATGATTGGGGATGCCTTTGGTTACGCCACAGAGGTGATTACCACAAACGCTGACACCCACGCCACGGTTATAGCTAACGGCGCGGCAGACGCTGGTAGAGCAATGGTGCTGAAGTACACAGGGGCGCTCGACAGCGCGTGTACAATCACAATATCTGGTGGCGATGCTTCGACATTCACAGTGTCCAAGCTCTGGTACATTCACAACGCCACCAGCGGATCGCAGAACATTATTATAACTAGCGGCTCTGGAGCAAACATCACGATTGCCAACGGCCAGACAAAGTGCGTCTATACCGATGGTGCTGGCTCTGGTGGCGCGGTCATTGATACCTTCGCGGCCCTGTCTGTTGTTGATTTGTTTGTTGATGACGATCTGACGGTTACGGATGATGTGATTGTAGGCGGTGACATTGATCTTGAAGGCAGTATTGACGTTAACGGAACAGCCAACCTCGACGCTGTGGACATTGATGGTGCTGTGCAAATTGACAATACTGTAAGCGTAGGCGTTGATGACACGGGTTACGATGTTAAGTTCTTTGGTGATACTGCGTCAGCATACATGCAGTGGGATGCAAGTGCCGATGATTTAATCCTTGGTGGCGCGGCTGGATTGGTAGTGCCTCAAGATAAATTAACTATCGCGTCCACCGCTGTCACAAGCACTGCGGATGAATTAAACCAACTGGATGCCATTACTCGCGGCAGCATCCTGTACGGCAATGCTTCTGGAGCAACGGCTAGATTAGCCAA